AGCTGGCACCTCGTTCCTGTACGACACCAGTTTGGGCGACATCGTCGGACTGGTGTCCGTGAGCGGGCACCTGGCGGTTAGCATCCAGACCAGTGAACTACTCAGACCCCACGGACCTGCGCGGTCATGAACGCGAGGCCGAGCGTGATGAAGCGCTCGGTCGTGAGAAGCGGCGCAAGGAACTAGAGGATCTGAAGTGGATCATGGCCCACGCTCAAGGGCGACGTGTCGTTTGGCGTTTGCTGGAGCGGGCAGGCCTGTATCGGTCGTCCTTCAATCATTCGGGCTCACTCATGAGCTTCAACGAAGGCCGGCGCGACATGGGACTGTTCGTGTTGGCAGAGATCAGCGAGGCGGCTCCCGAGGGCTATCTGAAACTCTTGAGAGAGAACCAGGGCAAGCATGAGTGACGAAGCCGCGGCGGCCAGCACATCGACCACAGACGCTGGGAACACGACCGCAGATGATCAGAAGCAGGTAGCACCGGCAGACAGCGCGAACACGACGACCGAAGCAACGAAGGCTCCCGAGCCGCAGTTGCCAGAGCGATACGAGTTCTCGATGCCTGAGGGTGTGGAGCTCGACAAAACAGCCGTTGACGAGTTCCAGACGATCGCCAAGGAGCTGAAGCTCGACCAGGCGAGTGCGCAGAAGGTGGCCGACATCGGGGCGAAGATGGCCCAGCGGCAGACTGAGGCGCACGCGAAGCTGGTGGAGTCTTGGGTCGAGACCGTCAAGACCGACAAAGAAATCGGTGGCGATGCGATGGACCAGAACCTGGCGGTGGCGCGCAAGGCGCTCGAGACCTTCGGCACGCCCGAGTTGCGGGACGTGTTGAACTCGACGGGCCTGGGCAACCACCCCGAGGTAATCCGGGCGTTCTACAAGGCCGGCAAGCTGATCAGCGAAGACAAGTTCGTCGCAGGCGCACCGAAAGGGGCCGAGACGGACATTGCGAAGAAACTGTTCCCATCCATGAATTGAAAGGTCCTACACCATGGCAACCCTCGCTGCAAACAACCCGACGCTCCTGGACGTCTCCAAGCGTCTTGATCCCGACGGCAAGATCGACACCATTGTCGAGCTGCTGAACCAGACCAACGAAGTGCTGACCGACATGTCCTGGGTCGAGGGCAACCTGCCCACCGGCCACAAGACCACCGTTCGCACCGGCCTGCCCACCCCCACCTGGCGCAAGCTGTACGGTGGCGTGCAGCCCACCAAGTCAACCACCGCGCAGATCACTGACTCGTGCGGCATGCTCGAGGCCTATGCCGAGGTCGACAAGGCCCTGGCCGATCTGAACGGCAACACCGCTGCGTTCCGCCTGTCGGAAGATGCCGCGCACATCGAGGCCATCGCTCAAGAGCACGCCTCGACCCTGTTCTACGGCAACGAGGGCACCGAGCCCGAGGCCTTCACCGGTCTCGCTCCGCGCTACAACTCGCTCTCCGCACAGAACGCGGACAACATCATCGACGCCTTCTCGGGCTCCGGTGGTGACCTGACCTCGATCTGGCTGTGCGTGTGGGGTCCTCAGACCGGCTTTGGCATCTACCCGAAGGGCTCGCAGGGTGGCCTGCAGATGTCCGACAAGGGCCAGGTGACCATCGAGAACGTCGACGGTGCGGGTGGTCGGATGGAAGGTTACCGGACCCACTACCGTTGGGATGCCGGCCTGACCGTGCGCGACTGGCGCTATTTCGTGCGCATCGCCAACATCGACATCTCCGAGCTCGGCACCATCGCCAACACCAAGAACCTGGTGAACTGGATGGTGCAGGCCTCCGAGCGGATCCCCTCGTTCGGCAAGGGTCGTGCGGTGTTCTACATGAACCGCACTCTGCGCGAGAAGCTGCGTCTGGGCATTCTCGAGCGGGTGAGCTCCAACCTCACCTGGGAGACGGTGGAAGGCAAGCGCGTGATGACGTTCGACGACATCCCCGTGCGCCGCACCGATGCCCTGATCAACACCGAGACCCGCGTGGTTTGATCGGCCAGCCCTGAATTCTGAAAGGAACGCAAAATGATTCTCGACGAACGCAATGAGTTCTGCGACGCCACGGCGTTGAACACCGGCGCGGCCGGCTCTTACATCATCGGCGACAACATTGACCTGGGGCTTCAGCCTCGGGATCTGGGCGGTGATCAGGCCCTTTACCTGGTGGTCACGGTTGACACAACCGCGACCTCGGGTGGCTCGGCCACCGGTCAGTTCAACCTTGTGACCGACGACAACGTGAGCTTCACCTCGCCCGCCGTGTTGGTGTCGTCCAAGGCTTGGGCCGTGGCTGACATGACCGCCGGCAAGACGCTGATGGCCGTGCAGTTGCCGATGCAAGGCACTGCCTACGAGCGCTACCTGGCGGTGCAGCAGGTCACCGGCACCGCCGCGTTTACGGCAGGTAAGGTCAACGCCTTCCTGACCACGGACGTGGCCCGCTGGAAGGCCTACGACGCCCCGTCACAGGCCTGAGGTAGCTAGCCGATGAAGAAAGTCGTGGCCACCTCGACGGGGTTCTACCAGGGATCCCGAATCCGTCCTGGCACTGAGTTCGAGGTGCCCGACGACTTCAAAGGCTCGTGGGTTGCAGCGGTCGATTCCCCGGCCGCCGCACCTGCCAAAGCGAAGCCCGCCCGGGTCGAGCCCAAGACCTTGTCCGAAATGGCCAGGGTCGCGGTCAAGGCTCCGACGGACATCGCCTGAGGTAGATGGCCACCGTCGTCCCGGTCACCACGTTCCCGTTCGAGACCAGTCTCGACGTGGCCGTGACGACCTGGACGCCGCTGGCCTCCAATGACGACGGTGAGCCGGTACGGCTCGCGGTCTATTCCGATCGGTCCATCCAAGTCGCCGGCACGTTCGGCGGCGCGAGCGTGACGATCGGCGGCAGCAATGACGGCGTGAACTACCACGCCTTGAGCTCGACCGACGGTGAGCCGCTCACGAGCGCAGCGCTCAAGCAGATCGTCGAGCTGCCCATCTTCATCAAGCCCCGCATCTTCGGCGGGGACGGCACCACCAGTCTGTCGGTGATCCTCGCGGGTCGCCGTTCCTTCTGAGGATCTGACCATGGCCAACGCGATCTACCCTCTGTACAAGCAGGCCCTGCTTGATGCCTCTGCCAACGTCGACTTGAACGACGGCACCGTCAAGGTGGCACTGGTCGACACCGGCACCTACACCTACAGCGCGACCCACGAGTTCTTGACCTCGCTCTCGGGCGTGGTCGGCACCGCGCAGACGATCAACACCACGACCGTAACCAACGGCCTGTTCGACGGCGACAACGTCACCTTCACGGCGGTGACGGGTAACTCGGTCGAGGCGCTGGTGATTTACATCGACACGGGTACTGCGGGCACCTCGCGCCTGGTGGCGTACATCGACACCTCGGTCACGGGCCTGCCGGTCACGCCCAACGGCGGCGACATCTCGAGCCCTTGCCCGCCCGGGTGACGATGGTCATGTCGTCACCTCATCAGAGCTGGAAGATGCCGCTGGCGTTCCAGGTGATCGAGATGTCGCCGCCGTTGGGCGTGACCGGCAGGCCCGTGACCGAGGTGTCGATGTACGCCACCAGGCGCGAGGTGCCCGCAGTACCCGTGTCGATGTAAATCACCAGCGCCTCGACCGAGTTACCCGTCACCGCCGTGAAGGTGACGTTGTCGCCGTCGAACAGGCCGTTGGTTACGGTCGTGGTGTTGATCGTCTGCGCGGTGCCGACCACGCCCGAGAGCGAGGTCAAGAACTCGTGGGTCGCGCTGTAGGTGTAGGTGCCGGTGTCGACCAGTGCCACCTTGACGGTGCCGTCGTTCAAGTCGACGTTGGCAGAGGCATCAAGCAGGGCCTGCTTGTACAGAGGGTAGATCGCGTTGGCCATGGTCAGATCCTCAGAAGGAACGGCGACCCGCGAGGATCACCGACAGACTGGTGGTGCCGTCCCCGCCGAAGATGCGGGGCTTGATGAAGATGGGCAGCTCGACGATCTGCTTGAGCGCTGCGCTCGTGAGCGGCTCACCGTCGGTCGAGCTCAAGGCGTGGTAGTTCACGCCGTCATTGCTGCCGCCGATCGTCACGCTCGCGCCGCCGAACGTGCCGGCGACTTGGATGGACCGATCGGAATAGACCGCGAGCCGTACCGGCTCACCGTCGTCATTGGAGGCCAGCGGCGTCCAGGTCGTCACGGCCACGTCGAGACTGGTCTCGAACGGGAACGTGGTGACCGGGACGACGGTGGCCATCTACCTCAGGCGATGTCCGTCGGAGCCTTGACCGCGACCCTGGCCATTTCGGACAAGGTCTTGGGCTCGACCCGGGCGGGCTTCGCTTTGGCAGGTGCGGCGGCCGGGGAATCGACCGCTGCAACCCACGAGCCTTTGAAGTCGTCGGGCACCTCGAACTCAGTGCCAGGACGGATTCGGGATCCCTGGTAGAACCCCGTCGAGGTGGCCACGACTTTCTTCATCGGCTAGCTACCTCAGGCCTGTGACGGGGCGTCGTAGGCCTTCCAGCGGGCCACGTCCGTGGTCAGGAAGGCGTTGACCTTACCTGCCGTAAACGCGGCGGTGCCGGTGACCTGCTGCACCGCCAGGTAGCGCTCGTAGGCAGTGCCTTGCATCGGCAACTGCACGGCCATCAGCGTCTTGCCGGCGGTCATGTCAGCCACGGCCCAAGCCTTGGACGACACCAACACGGCGGGCGAGGTGAAGCTCACGTTGTCGTCGGTCACAAGGTTGAACTGACCGGTGGCCGAGCCACCCGAGGTCGCGGTTGTGTCAACCGTGACCACCAGGTAAAGGGCCTGATCACCGCCCAGATCCCGAGGCTGAAGCCCCAGGTCAATGTTGTCGCCGATGATGTAAGAGCCGGCCGCGCCGGTGTTCAACGCCGTGGCGTCGCAGAACTCATTGCGTTCGTCGAGAATCATTTTGCGTTCCTTTCAGAATTCAGGGCTGGCCGATCAAACCACGCGGGTCTCGGTGTTGATCAGGGCATCGGTGCGGCGCACGGGGATGTCGTCGAACGTCATCACGCGCTTGCCTTCCACCGTCTCCCAGGTGAGGTTGGAGCTCACCCGCTCGAGAATGCCCAGACGCAGCTTCTCGCGCAGAGTGCGGTTCATGTAGAACACCGCACGACCCTTGCCGAACGAGGGGATCCGCTCGGAGGCCTGCACCATCCAGTTCACCAGGTTCTTGGTGTTGGCGATGGTGCCGAGCTCGGAGATGTCGATGTTGGCGATGCGCACGAAATAGCGCCAGTCGCGCACGGTCAGGCCGGCATCCCAACGGTAGTGGGTCCGGTAACCTTCCATCCGACCACCCGCACCGTCGACGTTCTCGATGGTCACCTGGCCCTTGTCGGACATCTGCAGGCCACCCTGCGAGCCCTTCGGGTAGATGCCAAAGCCGGTCTGAGGACCCCACACGCACAGCCAGATCGAGGTCAGGTCACCACCGGAGCCCGAGAAGGCGTCGATGATGTTGTCCGCGTTCTGTGCGGAGAGCGAGTTGTAGCGCGGAGCGAGACCGGTGAAGGCCTCGGGCTCGGTGCCCTCGTTGCCGTAGAACAGGGTCGAGGCGTGCTCTTGAGCGATGGCCTCGATGTGCGCGGCATCTTCCGACAGGCGGAACGCAGCGGTGTTGCCGTTCAGATCGGCCAGGGCCTTGTCGACCTCGGCATAGGCCTCGAGCATGCCGCACGAGTCAGTGATCTGCGCGGTGGTTGACTTGGTGGGCTGCACGCCACCGTACAGCTTGCGCCAGGTGGGGGTGGGCAGGCCGGTGCGAACGGTGGTCTTGTGGCCGGTGGGCAGGTTGCCCTCGACCCAGGACATGTCGGTCAGCACTTCGTTGGTCTGGTTCAGCAGCTCGACAATGGTGTCGATCTTGCCGTCGGGATCAAGACGCTTGGAGACGTCCAGGAGCGTCGGGTTGTTTGCAGCGAGGGTTGCCATGGTGTAGGACCTTTCAATTCATGGATGGGAACAGTTTCTTCGCAATGTCCGTCTCGGCCCCTTTCGGTGCGCCTGCGACGAACTTGTCTTCGCTGATCAGCTTGCCGGCCTTGTAGAACGCCCGGATTACCTCGGGGTGGTTGCCCAGGCCCGTCGAGTTCAACACGTCCCGCAACTCGGGCGTGCCGAAGGTCTCGAGCGCCTTGCGCGCCACCGCCAGGTTCTGGTCCATCGCATCGCCACCGATTTCTTTGTCGGTCTTGACGGTCTCGACCCAAGACTCCACCAGCTTCGCGTGCGCCTCAGTCTGCCGCTGGGCCATCTTCGCCCCGATGTCGGCCACCTTCTGCGCACTCGCCTGGTCGAGCTTCAGCTCCTTGGCGATCGTCTGGAACTCGTCAACGGCTGTTTTGTCGAGCTCCACACCCTCAGGCATCGAGAACTCGTATCGCTCTGGCAACTGCGGCTCGGGAGCCTTCGTTGCTTCGGTCGTCGTGTTCGCGCTGTCTGCCGGTGCTACCTGCTTCTGATCATCTGCGGTCGTGTTCCCAGCGTCTGTGGTCGATGTGCTGGCCGCCGCGGCTTCGTCACTCATGCTTGCCCTGGTTCTCTCTCAAGAGTTTCAGATAGCCCTCGGGAGCCGCCTCGCTGATCTCTGCCAACACGAACAGTCCCATGTCGCGCCGGCCTTCGTTGAAGCTCATGAGTGAGCCCGAATGATTGAAGGACGACCGATACAGGCCTGCCCGCTCCAGCAAACGCCAAACGACACGTCGCCCTTGAGCGTGGGCCATGATCCACTTCAGATCCTCTAGTTCCTTGCGCCGCTTCTCACGACCGAGCGCTTCATCACGCTCGGCCTCGCGTTCATGACCGCGCAGGTCCGTGGGGTCTGAGTAGTTCACTGGTCTGGATGCTAACCGCCAGGTGCCCGCTCACGGACACCAGTCCGACGATGTCGCCCAAACTGGTGTCGTACAGGAACGAGGTGCCAGCT